GCAGAATCTTCCTTAGATGCGTATCCACTGATCAAAGAATCATCGCCCTGCATCATCATGGGCGTGCCGGCGGGGACGGCCAGGCGAAGGCATGAGTAAGCATTATTGCACCATGTGTTCATGGTGAGCGTGGACCTACAACCGGAGGGAAGGCAAACGTCGACGTCGCCGAGGAAGGAACTCATGTTAGTGCGGACAGAGATGAAATCAGTAATGATATCCTCAGGCACACCGTAAGTCCGACACATCGAGACAAAGGCAAGCAACATGGCTAAGTCGACGTTCTTGTCCCAAGCAGTGTAATCACAGGCGATGGCCTGGCCGTGTTTCCAGTACTTCTCAAGGAACTCGTCGCGCTGTTGCTCCGAGTGACCCTGATTCCAATACGTAGTTGGAAGCAGGTCACGCGCGATACATTTCTCGACGTAGAGGATAGCGGGACCGATGTAGAACACCCAGTCAAGAGGATAGGGCGAAACTACTTGCACCTTACCGGCGGGCTTCAAGCGCTTACCAAGCTTCTTCACGGTGGAAGCTTTGATAAAATAGGGGATGTGACGCGGGTTCCAATCGTGGTCACGTTTACCTAGGGCGGTCTCGATCTGACGCATGGTCTTGCCTGAACACCACGACTTAAGGAACTCGCGCGAGGCGGAATCCCACAAAGCCTCATCAAAACCGCGTCGCATGCGCATGAATTTGCGGCTGGCGCGGAGAAGGGCACGAGAGCGCTCGTGCACGTCGGCGGTCTCAGCCTGCCGGTGCTTGACGACAGGAATGCGCTCCCGGTAGCTGATATTGGCAAGTGGGATGTCTCTAGCGCTGTTGACCGGGGCATGCGTCTGACCCTCACCGTTAAAGCATGACGTTAAATTGCCGAGATGATCGGGTACGTTGCGTTCGACGTCACCGGGCTCGATGATGATGGAGACAGGATCCGGTATGCGACCAATCTCGTAAACGGATGGGTGGTAGTCCGGGTGCGAATCACTGTAGACATCCAGGTCCATGGGAGCGGGGGCAAGGTGGGAAACGAGGTCGCGTATGCGTTCCGCGCGAGGACGATGGTCGTGGTTCGGAATCGTGCGGCGGAAGCCTGAGGGACCGTTGCGTCTGCGATTCCTGACCAGGGCGGGAGTGGAGAATGAGGACCAAACGCCGGTGAGAGAAGGGTGGTTCGCCGTGGTGAAATCGGGCCTGTGCACATCAACCCAACCGCCGACACGCATGAGAGGCGGAGCGGCGAGACCAAGTGCGGCGCGGCAAGAAGGAAGAGCGTCGAACAGATGGGCGTGAACGGCTCGCGCGATAAGACGGTCTGGATCGTCAGCCGGACCTAAGACCGCGCGACCCGAACGGGAGAAAACGGCAAGGATGGCGCTCATAATGAGCGAATTGCCGAAAGTCCGCGGGTAATCACCGCTAGATTGTCCGAGGTCCTTGGGAATGCGCAGATAAATGTCACCAGTGGCGCGCGTGAGAGCAGTGTACATGGTATTGTCGGTCTGGGAAGAGGTGAGCCCTCCGAGGTCGATGCCTATGTTCCTGGCAGTTTTTCCCTGACAGTTGCGGAAGGAAACGCACTGGGCGCCTGAGTTGGCAAGCACCTCAACGAATCTGGGTGAGGCAGCGAGAACGGGGAGACCAGCTGGAAGCTCGGACACCAAGAACAAGTGCCCGTGACGAGGTGCATTGGTGCCGCGGTGAAGGCCCAAAAGCTCAGCGATTTCAATCGAAAGGCGCTGAGTAACGGTGCAGTACTCCGTGATCAGGTGAGCATAGAACTGACCCTCGCTCTGTAACTCGCGAGATTGAGATTCAGCCTCGGGGAAGACACCAAGCTGTTGCGCGGGATCGCCAGTGATGACTATCTCATCAATCTCATCGTAGGCGAGGAGGAGGAGTGGGAGGGTGCCAGCAGCATTAAGGAAAAATTCATCGCAAACGAGTTTGCGACGAGCGCCCTGCGCGAGAAGGACGTTACCGGTTGGAAACATGTACCCGGCGGGAGAAGCGAACTGTCCGCGAAGGTTGGCATAATTCTCCGCCCGCAGCATAGGGGTGGGCGAGTGGACGCGCACATCAGCTTCCGGGACACCGGCTGCGAACCATCGCTGTAACTCGGTTCGGATGGCGTAGGTCTTTCCACATCCTGGGACGCCGGCATAAAAACGCAAAGCGATGGTCCGCAAGGAGCCATGTTCAGCCATTGAGTCGAGTCGTCTAGCGGCCTCTTTACCATTAACGTCGTTAGAGTCGAG